CTAAATAAGAGGAAAAGGAGTATCTTACTTATGTCTAAAAAATCACTTACAGAAGCAGCCAAGGCTGTTCTAGAAGGAAAGACATTGGAAGAAGGTTATGGCATCAACTATCCTTCAGTGGGTAGTGGTTCTGTTTCAAACCCAAATCCAGTCGACCCTTCTACTGCATCAACAGGTAATGCAAAGACTTTGCATCCTGGCACAAAGTATAAAGAAGATAAGAAGCGTTCACAGAACGGTGCTGGTTCATCTGACAATTCAGACTTTGAAGGTGTTCAGCATGATCTTGGTGGTCAGACACCTACATCACTACCATCTGGTAATCTAGGTGCAGCAGCCGCTGGTGATGTTGGTAAAGATTCTTCACGTTCCGGCAAGCCATCTGTAGCCGCTGAAAAGATCAAGAAACTAAAGTCTCAGCCACAGTCCGTTCAAGAGGACGAAGTAGTTGAGGGTGAAGTTGTTGAAGAAGAAATTGAAATGTCCGAAGAACTAGAAGCCTTCATTGAAGAAGGTATCGAAGCCGGTCTTTCAGAAGAAGAACTTATGGCTGCAATCGAAGAAAACTTTGAGTTTGTTTCAGAAGAGGACGAAGTTCTTGACGAAGAAACATACGAAGAATCGGCAGTTGCAGACTACCAGATAGATATGTCAGAGCATGTGGATGCCCTTCTTGCAGGTGAAAACCTATCAGAAGAATTTCATGCTAAGGCAACCACAATCTTTGAAGCAGCCGTTAAGGCAAAGCTAGAAGAAGAAGTTGCTCTACTTGAACAGGCTTATGCAGAAACTCTAGAGGAACGTGTTGCAGAAATTGCAGAACAGCTTTCCTCAGACGTTGATAATTATCTAAACTATGTTGTTGAACAGTGGATCGAGGAAAATGAAGTCGCTGTTGAGTCCGCTCTACGTAGCGAACTAACAGAAGAATTTATTTCTGGCCTCAAGTCACTATTCGCTGAACACTACATCGACATTCCTGAAGAGGAAGTTAATGTGGTTGAAGAACTATCCTCAACTGTAGAGGAACTAGAAGCAAAACTTAACGAAGAAATTGAGCGCAATGTTCAACTAACATCTGCTCTTAACGAATCAGTTAAGAATGAAATAGTATCTCTTGTAAGTGAAGGACTAACAACAACTCAAGCAGAGAAACTAAAAAATCTTGCAGAGAATGTTGCTTATACTTCAGACGAGGAGTTCGCAGAAAAGATTTCAACACTAAGGGAGAATTACTTCCCAACAACCGTTAAGACTGATGAAGTTCTTGATCGTGTTGAGTCCCAGGATCCAAAGATGATTGCTGAGTCAACTCTTGAAGGTCCAATGGCAAACTATGTCAAGGCTCTTGGCAGAAGTCTTCCAAACTAATTTAGTTAAACAGAAAGAAGGAAACTAAAATGTATCTTACAGAAAATCTAGAGTCAAAGTGGTCCCCAGTTCTGGACCATTCTGGTCTCAATCCTATTAAGGACACTTATCGTCGTGCCGTTACTGCCGTTATTCTTGAGAATCAGGAAAAGGCAATGGCCGAGGAAAGCCGCACACTTAACGAAGCAGCACCAACTAACTCTGGTGGTGGTCTCGGAACTGGTACAAACATTGGTTCATACGACCCAATTCTTATTTCACTAGTTCGTCGTGCGCTTCCAAACCTAATCGCTTATGACGTTTGCGGCGTTCAGCCAATGACTGGTCCAACCGGCCTTATCTTTGCTATGCGTTCACGTTATCGTGTAATGAATGGTGACAATGCTGGTATTGCTGGTTCAAACGAAGCACTATTCAACGAAGCAAACACCACATTCTCTGGTGAAAACAATGCTTTCGGTCTAGGTACTCCTCGTCACCCAGCCGGCAACAACAACCCATTTGCTGACACCACACTTGCTGGTAATTCATTCCCAACAGGTACTGGTATGTCAACTGCTAACGCAGAAGCACTTGGTGATTCAGCCACAAACGCATTTAACGAAATGGCATTCAACATTGACAAGGTCACTGTTACTGCTAAGTCACGTGCCCTAAAGGCAGAATACACCACTGAACTTGCTCAGGATCTTAAAGCCATTCACGGCCTTGATGCTGAAACAGAACTAGCAAACATCCTATCAACTGAAATCCTAGCAGAAATCAATCGTGAAGTTATCCGCACGATCTATCGTTCTGCAACCCTAGGTGCTCAGTATGGTGTTACAACTGCTGGTACATTCGATCTTGACACCGACTCAAACGGTCGTTGGTCAGTTGAAAAGTTCAAGGGCCTAATCTTCCACATCGAACGTGAAGCCAATGCTATTGCTAAGGCAACCCGTCGTGGTAAGGGTAACGTTCTGATCGTTTCATCAGACGTTGCATCAGCCATGGCTATGGCCGGTGTTCTTTCATACACCCCACAGCTATCAGCCGACCTAACAGTTGACGATACTGGTAATACCTTCGTTGGTATGCTACACGGCCGCATTAAGGTTTATATCGATCCTTACTTCGGTGGTTCAGCAAACGGCGACGAACTAGTAACCGTCGGCTATCGTGGTGCATCACCATTCGACGCTGGTCTATTCTACTGCCCATACGTTCCACTACAGATGGTTCGTGCTATCGGCCCGGATACCTTCCAGCCAAAGATTGGCTTCAAGACTCGTTACGGCATGGTTGCAAACCCATTTGCTACCCTAGCTGGTGACGGTGTCGTTGGTAGCCGTGATGTCACCAATCAGGCAAACATCTACTATCGTATCTTCCGTGTTCGCAATCTAACCTAATAGAAGTTAGATACGATCCAAGAACTAAGAGCAGGGCTTCGGCCCTGCTTTTTTTATGCTTAACTAAATAGTTGACGGAGGTTTCTATGACTATTGAAGCATTAACAACTAATACACCAGAAAATACTTCTATACTTCAACTTACGAAGTTTACGTTTATCATCCCCGATAAACCATTCTTAAAGTATTTCTGTCAGACGGTTCAGATCCCTTCAGTCTCTACTTCAGAGATTGAGATACCTACACCATTTAGTGCTACATATAGACATGGTGAGAAACTAAGATTTGATCCACTAACCATTACTGCTTTGATGGACGAGGACCTACGTGTATGGGAAGAAACATATAGTTGGCTCAAGTCTCTGACTCGTCCAACATCGTTTGAAGAATATCCTAGAAAGACTAGAAAAGATATCTCTACACCTCTTTACTTTGATGGTTATCTTACAGTCAATACTAATGCTAACAACCCTAACATTAGAGTCAAGTTCCTTAACTGTCATCCTACATCAATCGGTATAGTTAACTTTGATACTAAGGTAGATGCGGATTCGATCCCAACTGCTGATTTCACATTCCGTTACGATTACTTTGAGATAGAAAGACTTTGACATTTCCTTTATAATATGTTATAATCGTTGTTTCTTAGGAATGGAGTTGTTATGATTAAGCCCCCGGTCAATATTGATATGCTAATGAAGGAATGGTCGACTGACGGTATCATTGATTCAACGTCAATGGAAAAAGAACTGTTAAAGATTTCCCATCTTCATGGTAAGTATCTTAATATCATGTCCCATCATCGTCATATGCTACGTAAGATGGAAGCAGACTATAAGATTATGAAAGGTCTGCGTGAGGACTATTATCAAGGACATCTATCAAAAGAAGAACTAGATGAACGTGGCTGGGAACCTATGCAGCATGTTCTTACTAACCCTCAGGTTGCTAGAAAACTTGATACAGACACCGAACTAAATAAACTATTACTAAAACGTGTTGCTCATGAGGAGATTGTATCTTATTGTGAGAATGTCCTAAAGTCTCTGCACAACAGAACCTGGGATCTAGGCAACTATGTAAAGTACCAGCAGTTGACTATGGGTAGATAATGTCACATATGATTATAACAAATGCGGATGAATCCTTTATCAAGATTCAATGTGACGAAAGCGTTGCATGGGAACTTAGGGATGCGTTCTCATTCCGTCCTCCAGGGTTTCAGTTTGTGCCTTCTTACAAGCAGAAACTTTGGGACGGATATCTAAGACTATTCAATCCTTTATCCAGACAGATATATCGTGGGCTTGCTCCTCAGGTAATGAAGTGGGCAACTGAAAGAGGTTATACTTATGAGTATGATGATGAAGATTTGGATACATCTTTCTCAGTCGAGGAAGCAAATGAGTTCATTGAAAAACTCAACCCCAAGCATATGCCTAGAGATTATCAAGTTAACTCTTTCGTCCATGCAATACGTTCTAAGCGTCGTATTGTGTTGTCTCCTACTGGTTCAGGCAAGTCTTTGCTTCTTTACCTGGTCTCTATGTATTTGCTTACCAAAGGGAAGAGAGGTCTTATCATCGTTCCTAGGTCGGCCCTTGTAGAACAGTTGTATTCAGACTTTGAAGATTATTCTACCAAGAATGGTAAGAATATGGAGAAGTATTGTCATCGTGTATATTCTGGTAGAGATAAGGAATCAGATAAGCCTATTGTTATCTCTACCTGGCAATCATTGCAAAGACTACCTAAAGAATACTTTCAACAGTTTGATTATGTAGTATGTGATGAGGTTCATCAAGCACAGGCAAAAGCATTAACTGATATTGTTACTAAGTGTACCAAGGCAGAATATCGTCTAGGTGTAACTGGTACATTGACTGGTGCTAAAGCACATGAATGGCAACTTATAGGATTGTTTGGACAAATCTATAAGGCAACCAGTTCTAAAGAACTTATGGACAAGAAGCAACTTGCAGAATTGACTATCAAGTGCCTTCTACTTAAATATAGTGAGGAAGAATGTCAGTATATGAAATCTGCAAACTATCAGGATGAGATCAAGTATATCATTTCTAATCCTGAGCGTAACAAGTTTGTTGTTAATTTGGCTTTGTCATTGGAAGGTAATACTCTCCTACTATTCAATTATGTTGAGTCTCATGGAGCCGTTCTGTATGACATGCTAAATAAGAGAGCAAAAGATCGTAAAGTATTTTTCATACATGGAGGAACAGACGTTGGTGACAGAGAACAAATACGAAAGATCGTCGAGACTGAGCGTAATGCTATTATTGTTGGGTCCGTTGGTGTTCTTAGCACTGGCACTAACATCGTGGCCTTGGATAATGTCATCTTTGCATCTCCTTCCAAGTCCAAGATTCGTAACCTACAATCAATCGGTAGAGGCCTTCGGGTTAGTGACACAAAGAAATCCGCCACCCTCTTTGACATTGCCGACGACTTTAAGTGGAAAGGTCGTGAAAACTTTACCCTCAAACACTTCTTCGAAAGACTCAAAACCTACAACGAAGAAAAGTTCAACTTCAAAATCTACAAAATCTCTATGAAATAGGTGATAAATGTCCGATGAACTACCTAATGCAATCTTCCTAAGATTGAAGAATGGTGATGATATTATTAGTGATATGGTAGAGTTAGAAGAGGATGGAGAGGAACATTACCTTCTTCTTAATCCTCTTAAAGTCGTTTATATGCCTTCCGATGATAAAGGATTGTTACAGATAGCTTTTATGCCTTGGGTGTTTCCCAAAATTTGTAGCAATCAAGAGTTTACAATCTCTAAGGAAGATGTTATAATGTTATCTATGGTCTCGGACGGTATGAATGAATACTATTGGTCATCGGTAGAACAGATTGAGAAAAGAGTTAATGATAGTTTAACCCTTGGAGAAACTGCTACAGACGATGAAATGGATACATTGAACGAGATTATGGACGAACTAAATAGACTAGACATAAAGAGGACTTTTCACTGATGGCTACAACTAAGAACACAAATGAATACCTATCTTTTGATGATGCTGAGTTAACCGATGATTTCGGATTCACATTCGGTAATGAAGATGATATAGTTGCGGAAGCATTATCACCGGTATCCGACGAGATTACCGATCTAAAGAAACGTCTAGAGGCTATCAGGAAAATCTATATGCCTTTGCTACAGAACCTAGCAAAGAACTCCGATCAGCCTATCATCAAGTGGCCTAACAGGGGTCCTATCCTTGAAAAGCAAATATCTAAACTTGCAACCTTAACTGAACCTGGATTCAAGTAGGCAGCTATCTAGTAATGCTTCGCATTACACTCGCTTCGCTCGTAGGCTGCATTTGGTAGGCAGTTTACAAGGCTCAATTGGTTGGCTGCGAAGCACATTATAACCTATCCTAAAATACTTGTCAAGTAAAAAATGCATCAGAAAGTGAAAAAAATGAAAACTATTAAGCCACCCAAAAAGAAGAATCACTATGTTGATAATGAAAAGTTCTTGGAGGAGATTAAGGTATATAAGAAACAGTGTAAAGAGGCTGCTGAAGCAGGTCTTGAGAAGCCACGTGTTTCAGAGTATATCGGTAAGTGTATCTATCTGATTGCAGAGAACCTATCACACAAGCCTAGGTTCATGAACTATTCATTCCGTGATGAAATGATATCTGATGCTATCGAAAACTGTTTCATGTATTTCGATAACTTCGATGCCGACAAGTATAGTAATCCTTTCGCATACTTCACACAGATCATCTACTATGCCTTCCATAGACGTATCTCTAAGGAAGAGAAGAATCGTTATATCATGTATAAGAAATTTCAGGAAAGTGTGCTACATACTAATGATGCCTCACTTATGGTAGATGGTGACGGAGAACACTTGATTTCTACCACAATCTATGATAATATTAATGACTTCATAGGTAAGTTTGAGGTAAAGGAAAAGGCCAAGAAAGAAAAGCGTAAGCAGACTAAACAAGGCTTAGAGAATTTTGTAGGAGATGGAGATGAAGGAAGAGAATCAGTTTGAGGTTCCTTTTCAGGTGCAGACATTGATTGCCACCTTGAATGATAAAAAGGAACGTGTCCATGTGCGTGGCAACTATCGCAACCGATTAGATGCTATCAAGAGAGCCATTGACAAAGCAATCTTTGAATACGATACCGAAATGGGTGCCGTTCAGCCTCTTAGATATAAGAAGGGACAACGGTAATGGATATAGATGATTTCGTCAAAGAGGTTGACCAGAGTGTAGAATGGTTCTGTGATAAGATTGTGGAACCTATTCCTATTGATAAGCAGAGTAAAGAAAAAATTATGAAGCGGATGGTTAATCTCGGTTGGTTAAGACAAGTAGAATTAGATACTTACAATGAAATTACCAAAGAGGATTGACGAAATCATTTTTATGATATATACTGTGTTGTTGAACTTGCTATTAGATTTGAAGGATAAGATATGGCGCTGATTGCTATGCCTACCGATACACATGCCGGGGTCAGAAATGACAACCCGGCATTTCACCAGTACCAAAAGAAATGTTGGGACTGGTTTTTCGCTCATATTGATGCATATGATATCAAGCATGTTATTCATCTTGGTGACATCTATGATCGACGCAAGTATGTGAACTTCATGTCCGCAAAGCGTCTCCGTGAGGACTTTCTAGAACCTCTGGAGGATCGAGGCATTGAAACCCATATTATCGTTGGTAATCACGATATGTATTATAAGGATACTCACGAGGTCAACGCCCTTGAGGAAGTTGTTCGTGGGAGATATAATAACATTAACATTCATTCTGTTCCCGCTGTTATCAATATTGACGGACTGGATATTCAGTTAATGCCATGGATCACGGATTCTAACCGTGCATCCGCTATTGAAGCAATCAAGAACCCTAAGGCATCTATACTTATGGGTCACCTTGAGTTGAACGGTTTTACAATGCATCAGGGAGTTATATCAGATCATGGAATGGATCGTAGCAGTTTCGATAAGTTCGATAAGGTTTATTCAGGTCATTATCATCACCGCTCTACTATTGGTAATGTATCCTATATTGGTGCTTTTGGGGAATATACTTGGCATGATTACAACGATCCCAGAGGTTTTTCGGTGCTTGATACGGAAACATCCGTTCTAGAGTTTGTTCAGAATCCCCATAAGATGTTTAGGATTGCTAGATATGATGATGTTGCTAACCCAGAAATTGTTGATAAGATTCAAGGAACTGACTTCTCAAAGTATAAAGACACTTACGTTAAGTTGGTCGTTGTTAATAAGTCTAATCCTTATGCTTTTGATCTATTGTTCGATAGTATCTATAAAGCAGGACCAATCGATATTACGGTCATTGAGGATCCGTCGGTATTGCTAGAGAACGAAGATGCCGATGAAATAGACGAGGCAGAAGATACACCTACGATCCTTCGTAAGTATATCGACGGTCTTACTCTGCCGTTAGATAGCGGCAAAATGAAGCACTTTATGATGGACATATACAATGAAGCCTTGCAGGTTGAGACTGTATAAATAGTCTAATAACAGATTAGAGGTTTGATATGATAAAGAAACATTTACCATGGCTATTGTTTATCCTTGTTAGTATTGGCTTGATTGCCTTTATTATGGAAGGACCTAAACAGAGAGTAGTATCAGAAATCGGTTACTCTGACTTTATTGCACAAGTTGATGCGGGTAGAGTTCATGATGTAACTATCATTGGTACAGAGATAATCGGTCACTATATGGACAACAGACAGTTCTCCACAACCGTGACTGGTGTAGGCAATCTACTTCCCCGACTAGAAGCACACAAAGTAAACATCACAGTTAAAGAAGAAGGACAGAATGGATTCTGGGTTGGTCTATTGATCAATCTGCTTCCTGTATTATTGTTCTTTGGCCTCTGGGTAATGCTTTCACGCAGATCAGGACCTGGTGGTTCTGGTATGTTGGGTATCGGCAAGTCTAAGGCTAAACTACTCACTGAAAGTCAGACTAAAGTAACATTTGATGATGTTGCTGGTGTTGATCACGCTAAGGACGATCTTCAGGAAGTTGTAGAGTTTCTACAAGATCCACATAAGTTTGAACGTCTTGGTGGTAAGATTCCTAAGGGTGTTCTACTCGTTGGTCCTCCAGGTACTGGTAAGACTTTGCTTGCTCGTGCTGTTGCTGGTGAAGCAGGTGTTCCTTTCTTTAGCATTTCAGGTTCAGACTTCGTTGAAATGTTTGTGGGTGTTGGTGCTTCTCGTGTCCGTGATATGTTTGAACAGGCTAAGAAGAACGCTCCATGCATTATCTTCATTGATGAAATTGATGCTGTCGGACGTTCAAGAGCAAATGGTATCTCGGGTAACGACGAAAGAGACCAGACACTAAATGCTATGCTAGTTGAAATGGATGGCTTTGAAACAAACGAAGGTATCATTATTGTAGCAGCAACAAACCGTGCAGATGTTCTAGATGCTGCACTACTTCGTCCTGGTCGTTTCGATAGACAGATTCAGGTACCTAATCCTGACTTCGTTGGTCGTGAAAAGATCCTCAAGGTTCATACACGTAAGGTTCCAATCGGACCAGATGTTGATCTAAAAGTTGTAGCAAAGGGAACACCTGGCTTCTCTGGTGCTGATCTTGCTAATCTTATTAATGAGGCCGCACTACTAGCAGCAAGACGTTCAAAGCGTATTGTTACTAAGGTTGAGTTTGAGGATGCTCGTGATAAGATCCTTATGGGGCCAGAGCGTCGTTCACTAATGATGACTGATGAAGAAAAAAAGATGACTGCATATCATGAAGCCGGTCATGCTCTAGTCTCTCTTAACATGCCTGGTTCTGTTCCTATTCACAAAGCAACAATCATTCCTCGTGGACGTGCTTTGGGTATGGTTCAGTCTCTACCAGAACGTGATAGGATCTCAATGCACTATGACGAAATGCTTTCTCAACTTGCAATGGCTATGGGTGGACGTGTAGCTGAGGAACTGATCTTTGGTCAAGATAAAGTATCTTCTGGTGCATCCGGTGACATTCAACAGGCTACACAGTTGGCTCGTGCTATGGTCACCGAGTATGGTTTCTCTGCTATTCTCGGTAGAATGGCATACTCGACTCCCAATGCTGATATGTTCCATACTCCTAAGATTGCCGAAGAAACACAGAAGGTCGTGGATAAAGAAATCCTAAAACTTGTAGAAGATGGGTATGATACAGCAAAAGAAATTCTCACTACAAAGAGAAAAGACCTTGACACACTAGCACTTGGTCTGATAGAATATGAAACTCTATCAGGTGATGAAATTAAGGACTTGTTAGAAGGTAAGAAACCAACAAGAGATTATTGATGATTACATTTCATTATGTCAAGTGGAAAAACTTCCTGTCCGCAGGTAATGTGTGGACAGAGATTGAACTAGATACACACAAGAATACCTTAATCATGGGACACAATGGGTCGGGGAAGTCAACCTTCCTCGACGCATTAACTTTTGTGCTATTCGGTAAGCCTTTCCGTAAGGTCAATAAGGGTAACGTTGTTAACTCTATCAACAATAAGAACTGTGAGGTTCAGATTGAGTTTACTACAAACAACAAACGTTATAAGGTTTTGCGTGGTGCTAAGCCTAACCTATTTGAAATTTATTGTGAAGGGCATCTAGTTAACCAGAACGCTGCAATCAAAGACTATCAAGAACACCTTGAGTCTAACATCCTACGAATGAATTATAAGTCATTCACACAGGTTGTTATTCTAGGTTCTGCATCGTTTGTTCCTTTCATGCAACTATCAGCCAATGACCGTCGTTCGGTTATTGAGGACTTGCTAGACATTCAAATCTTTACTGCTATGTCAAATGTCGTCAAGAATAGACTACAGTTGAATAGAGAAGGTCTAGAAAAGAACCGTATTCAGTTGACAAGCAAGGAAGAGAACAAAGGATATATTGAACAGACCTTGAAGTCTCTTAGAGCAAACAGTGAAGAAAAGTTAAAAGAACTACAGGCCAAGAAAGATGGATTGGAGTTTGACCTCAAAGCAGCAGGAGTTGGTGTTAGTAATCACCAGGTGTTGCTAGAGAAGGCAATGGAGGTAGACTTAGACCTTGCACCTCTAAAGTCTAAGCATTCCAAACTGATTGGCTTCAAAGCTAAGATGGAGAATAATGTTGAACGTTTACGAAAAGATACTTCGTTCTTTGAGGAGAATGATACTTGTCCTACTTGCAGGCAGTCTATTGGAGAATCATTTAAGAGCGAGTCGATTTCTACGAACACTCAAAAAATTACAGAAATCGAAGATGGACTAAATAAGGTTTCCGATCAGATAGATTCTGTTCTATCAGACATTGAGAAGATAGATGAAGTTCTCACAAAGATCAACGAACTTAAAATGGGTCTTTCGTCTGCTAGGTCTTCCTATAACAATATTGCTAATAATCTGCGTCAAGTTGTTGAGCAGATTGAATCCTTCGCTGGGTCAGATAAAACCACCCAAGAGTCAGAACGACAGCTTGAAACAGTGGAACATGAAATTTCCACCCTCCAAAAAGAGAAGGAGACCTTTCTAGATGACAGACAATACATCGACCTCGCAACTACTCTACTCAAAGATGGTGGAATCAAGACTAAGATCATTAAGCAATATCTACCAATCATCAACAAGCATATCAACAAATACTTGGCTAAACTGGGTTTCTTTGTTAACTTTAATATCAATGAATCATTCGAAGAATCCATCAAGTCAAGATACAGAGACGAGTTCTCATACCACAACTTCTCCGAAGGAGAAAAGTTAAGAATTGACTTGGCTATTCTTCTCACATGGAGACAGATTGCTAAGTTAAAGAATAGTGTGAATGTAAACATTCTTGTGTTCGATGAAATCCTAGATCGTGCTATGGATGGTGCAGGAACGGATGAGTTTATCAAGATCATGTGGGATATGGGTGACCAGGGAACAAATATCTTTGTAATTTCCCACAAGGATACTATGGTCGACCGATTTCAAAGAACGATCCGCTTTGAAAAGGTTAAGAATTTTAGCACCTTGACAAAAGAAGGGTAATGCTCTATAATGATTGCTTCATAAGAAAGGAATAGTTATGGTAACAATCATCGATACACCTTATGGGTATTATACCTATAACATTGATAATCTTTGGGTTGGTCTTTCGCAGATGGGTGATGTCAATGTTAACCTCGAAACAAATTGAGTTTGTATTAGAATGGCTCTCAACGGTACTGGTTATCATCGGTGCCGTTTTGACTGCATGGAACATATATCCTATGAACATCATGTTCCAGTTTGTTGGTAACGTCGGATGGTTCGTTGTTGGTTATATGTGGAACAAATGGTCGCTAATGACAATTCAAGCCGTCATTAGTGTTATATACATTGCTGGCTTAATATCAAAAGGATATATTGTATGATCGCTGACGTTAAATCTTTCATGAATCATGACCTTAGTCAACTTAATACAGATGCGTTAAGAGTTGGTTGGGGCCCGGCAACACAGATGAAAGATGATGCTCTATTGACAAAACTATGTGATTACTTTGCTGCACGTATGGAAAAAGAGCCTATGTTCTTATCTGATACGATGTGGGAAGGTAATGTTAAGCGTCAACAGGATGTTATCACTCTATTACAGAATAGAGATATCGATGGTTTACATGAAAACCTAAAGAATCTTTTTTCATCAACAATCACACACGGAACAACACAGGGTAAGGAGCATACAGAATCCTTGCAGAGAATGGATGCAGCCACGTTAAAGCGTGAGCATGGTCTATATGTGTATGATAAACTACTGGATGTTCTTGAGTATGCTGGTATTGTTACGGCTTACTCACCAGAAGAATACTTTTGGGTTAAAGACTTCAATGTGTATTTTGTTGAACCTGACATTCACCTAGAGAAGTTAATTAACAAGTATCAGTTGGATCTAACCCCACCTAAGAACCAAGGCATGTTGTTTGGCTTAGACACTATCTACGGTGTCTATTCTATTAAAGACATACATGCTATCGGTCTAGCACTTATTATCAAGGATAAGTTTAAAGAACACGATCCTAGCACATTGAAGATATGTGAGATCGGTGGTGGTGCAGGTCAGTTTGCATACTATATGAACAAGATGGGTTTTACAAACTATACTATTGTTGATATACCAACAATTTCTATTTCGCAGATGTATCATCTAGGTTCGAATGGTATTGATTCTGTTAAGTTTTTATCTCCCGATGAATTTGATGGCAAGTATGACATTGTGATCAATGTTGATAGTATGCCTGAAATGTCAGAACAATCTGCTAGAGAATACATTGGTAAGATCGCAGCGAACAGTAAGTATTTTTTATCCGTGAACCAAGAACGACTAAAGTTTACCGTTAGCAATCTATGTAGTGAACATGATAGTATGATTAGGTTGTCTCGCAATCTTTTCTGGTTTAGAAAAGGTTATCTGATCGAAGAATTTATGCACATATAAGGAGCAAGGCATGAATAATACTGATCCACACATGACTCACAACTACTCTCATGAGCAAATGATTATGTTTGCTTATACACAAGAAATCTATCATGTTAAGAACAACCCTAAGTATGATAATGTCCGAGAGATACTAGAAGCGTTCATGCAGGATCGTGTTAAAGAGATTAAAGACAGATGGAAATAAGAAAGAACTTCAAGACGTTTCAGAGTGGGGATGTCGTCCGTGTTAGGCCCGACTTCCCCTATATCGATCACTTGACAATGACAGAAGAAACCTATATAATAGACAAAATGCTAGACGTTGCTGGCGTTGTTACACTAAAGAATTTACAATGGAATAGGACTTATCCGGATGACGCATTTGAATTGGTTTTACGAGAGAAATAACGAACTACTAAACTCCTCGGTCAATAAGACATTTGAAGAACTACTATGGACTACTGATGCAGAATTTCGTCAGTGGGTTATTGACATGCGTAAGGAGGTTGTTCGTCTATGGGATGAAGAAGGCATTCCTCCTCGTGTAGGTTTTGATAGAGAAGGTATTATCGATAACTTTCAGAAGATGGTTTCTTATCCTGCTCATGAGTTTGAAACAGTTGATCAGAGAACTGGTGAGAAGGATGTCATTCGTAATACATCCATAATTGGTAATGCTGTCAATCAGTGGTTTCCTACCATGATGAAAACAAAGATATCATACACGACTAAAGGTGATCCTAAGTCAATCTATGATTACTTTGTTGATGATAGTTTGCTTGATACATTCGTTACCTATGCATCACGACATTTCAAGCGTGACTCTTTCTATCATCATTCAAATCCTGTATCATACAACGATTCTGTCTTGATAAGTTCAACACCCCATAATGTTGAGTCTGCTGAAAAGTTTATTAAGTTTATGGAAACAGTAGAAGGTTGGGACTACTGGTTATGTCCAGTTAAAGAAGATAAGCAATATACTGGTTACAGTGCTACAGTTAGTAAGAAGCAGAACATCATTGTAGATTATGACTTTGCAATGACTGTTCCAGAACGTTGCAGAACTAACGTGAGCAAAGAACGTTCTAACGCATATACCATTCGTCTGTTTAAACTAGGACAGAAGGTGTTCCCTCTAGGGCTAAAGTCTTTCAGAGTGTCCTTCTGTCAGTATGCAGTTAACTTTCCACCATTGACCGCTCGTTATCTATATGAGAAATATACGAGTCACATTGCTGACCAAGATAAGATCATCATTTGGGATCCTTCTTGTGGTTGGGCTGGTCGCATTTTAGGAGCCATGGCAGTAGATGACAAAAGAACTATTCATTACGTGGGTACTGACCCTAACACTGATCATAACACTGGGCCTGGTAGAACCAAGTATCACGAGGTGGCTGATTTCTTCAATGAGAACATCAGAGAATCAGGCAGCCTATTCCCTAAATCACACACATATGAGATTTTCCAGTGTGGGTCTGAGGTAGCACAGTTTCAGAAGGGCTTTAAGAAGTATAAGGGTAAACTAGATATGGTGTTCACATCACCTCCTTACTTTGCTAAGGAAGTTTACTCTGATGATCCAGAACAGTCGTGTCATAAGTTTAATCAGTATGGTGCATGGGTCGACGGATTCCTTAGACCTACTCTTGAGACTGCGGTAGAATACCTAAAAAAAGATCGGTATCTATTGTGGAACATTGCGGATGCTGCGTTCGATGGAAAACTCTTGACATTGGAGGAGGATTCGTGTAATATTCTAAAAGAGTTAGGAATGGAATATGTCGGAACTCTAAAGATGGCTCTTGCACAGATGCCTGGTGGGAATAGAATGACCGAGACTGGTGAGACTATTACCACAGTCAATGCTCTAACTGGTGAAGAAACAACCGAGAATGTTGTTGAAGGTAAGATGAAAAACTTTTGCCAGATTGATAGCAATGGTAAAAAGATCATGTTAAAGTATGAACCAATCTTCGTATTCAAAAAGGTGAAGTGATGCATTATTTTGATTTTGATAAACTGAAACACACGGGTGAAGTTGCGGAAATCTTCCTGATGGTAGCGGGTGTTTACATTCTGATCTATTCCGTAGCGTGGATTGCAAGTAAGTTCCCCGCAAAGCGTTGATTTTATTAGGACTTGACAAATCGATCTAGATTTGCTATACTTATGAAAATCGTGAAAGGAATCATATGTCTGACAAGTCGCTTTTGGCTAAACTGCTAGCCACTGAAAATATTACGGTCCAGAAGAACCCTAGCCTCAAGACGGCTATGTTCGACCTCAAGAACCGTGTTCTTATGCTCCCTATTTGGCAGGGTATCTCTAACGATCTGGAAGACTTGCTTCTGGTCCATGAGACCGGTCACGCTCTTGATACTCCTTCTGCTGAGGAATACAAGCAAACTGCGGATGATCTTGCTGCTAAGATTTTCCCTGGTGAAAAGATTACTGATGGTCTGCGTCGTACCATTCAAGGCTTCTTGAATGTTATTGAAGATGCACGTATCGATAAACGTCAAAAGCGTCGTTATCCTGGCTGTCGTCGTAACTATCTGATCGGCTATAAAGAACTAGTTGATCGTGACTTTTTCGGCACGGCTAAACGTGACGTTAATGCTATGAACTTTATCGACCGTTTGAATATGTATTTCAAGGGTGGTAACATTCATTCTAATCTTACCTTTTCTTCCGAAGAAAAGGTTATGCTCAAGAAGGTTGAGAACGCTGAAACTTGGGCTGAGGTTGTTTCTCTTACGGAAGAAATTTATATCTACTGTAAGAAGAAACTTGAAGAAATGAATGAAATGGAATTGACTCTCATTGCTGACGATGACGGTGATGCAGAACTCGATTCTGATAATTGGGATGAGTATGACGATGATGGTGATTTTGATGAAGATGGTGACTCCCAGGGTTATCGTGGTGAAGGTGGTATAAACGGTTCTGCCTCTGCTGGTGATGGTGCTGGTGAATCTGATCGTCCCGTCAATGCTCCTCGTTCTGAAACAGACGAAACGTGGCAGCGTAAGTCTGAGGAAATTGTCAAGAATGAAAACTCCACTTTCGTTTATCTGACGATGCCCACTGTCAACTGGGACAAAGCCGTTCACGACTATAAGAAAGTCCTGACTGAATGGCGTGATGAAGTTAGTGGTAAAAACCTTATTAGTCGTTGGTCACGTGGTATTGATGCTGAAACTCATGCCAATGCCCGTAAGGATATGATGGCTTGGAAGATGAAAGAGAAAGAGTCAATCTCTTTCATGGTTAAAGAGTTTGAACAGCGTAAGGCTGCTGAACTCTATGCACGTATCAGCGTTGCTAAGACTGGTGTTATTGATACAAATAAACTCCATTCTTACAAGTATAACGATGATATCTTCCGTCGTCTTGCTACTATCCCTAAGGGTAAGAACCACGGGTTTGTGATGTTCATTGACTGGTCTGGTTCAATGCATTACAATCTGATGGAAACTCTGAAACAGACTTTCTCGCTTGCATTGTTCTGTAAGCAGATCGGTGTTCCTTTTGAGTTGTATGCTTTCAAGGATTCTGGTTCTGATTGTCCGTTCTCTTACATTGGTAAAACTAATGTGATCCGTGGTCAACGTGTTGTGTTGCGTAACTTTCTTTCTTCTCGTATGAACACAGAAGAAATGAACTTCGCAATGTCGATGCTCTGGTGTGCTGGTCAACATTGTTATATCAATGCTGACGGTATGGGTGGTACACCGCTTAATGACGCTATTATGATTGCCCCTAAGGTTGTTGAGGACTTTATCATCCGCAACAAAGTGGAAATCACTAACGTTGTTTGGCTGACTGACGGTGAGTCGAATGGTCCTGCTGGTGTTGAAAACTCCACTGAACCACGTACCCTCACTAAGGGTCATCAGACCCGTTACTTTTATGTTGATCCTATCACACACAAAACGTATGATTGGCATCCTCATGAATGGTCTTTGACTCGTGATAACACAAATACGTTGCTGCGTATTCTTAAAGATCGTATCAACTGCAATCTAGTTGGCTTCTTTCTTTATGAGCGTTGCAATTTCAAGAGTGTCGAAAACGAGTTTAACATCGCTAACGGCAATCCTGAGGCTTATGCCAAAGCCCGCAAGTTCTGGTCAGATAACAAATACTATCCTGTCAGGAGTGCTGGTTATGACGAATACTACATCATTGACACTAAGTCGATGAAGAACACGGAGAACAATCTGGAGATTGATAACTCTGGTGAAAAGAAGATGACTGTCCGCAAGATGGCTTCCGCTTTCTCCAAGTTTGCCCAGAAAAAGACTGTTAACCGTGTTCTGCTTCGTCAGTTTGTGGAACGGATTGCTAAACAGTCCAAAAAAGTAGCGTAAAATCAAGGGTGTTGTCATTCAAAAATAGTGCTTGACAACACCCATTCCTGATGCTATAATACATCATAATCGAAAATCGTGAAAGGAAATGTTCGATATGGCTAAGTTTGATTCCCGGGAATTGTTCCTCGACAAGGTGCTTTTTGAACTCGGTGCTGTTACGGAAATCACCCGTAAGCAAGCGGATGAAATTGCTGCTAAGTATGATGTTCCCCGTCCACATTGGTTGTTTAATGACCCGTCTGTCCGTGTTGGTCGTGGTCTCTATTCGATCAAGTCGTTTTCAAATTCAAAATCAAATGTAACCCCTCTTAAAAAGAAAGTTGCTAAAGTGAATGTTGTTCCTAAAACAGCGGTTGCTATGGTTGCTCCGTCTGTTCTTTCGCATAATGCTGAAATGTCGCTTGTGCCTGAAAAGGCTACTGGCTATGTCCCGTTTGGTAACTTTGCTGATGTTCGCAGCATTATCAAGTCTCGCAAGTTCTATCCTGCGTATGTTACTGGTCTTTCTGGTAACGGTAAGACTATGATGATCGAACAGGTTTGCGCTGCTGAAAAGCGTGAACTGGTTCGTGTTAATATCACGATTGAAACTGACGAAGATGACTTGATCGGTGGCTTCCGTCTTGTTAATGGTGAAACTGTTTGGCAAGATGGTCCTGTTATCACTGCCATGAATCGTGGTGCCGTTCTTCTTCTTGACGAAGTTGACCTTGGTTCCAACAAGATGATGTGTTTGCAGCCTGTCCTTGAAGGCAAGGCTGTCTATCTCAAAAAGACTAATCGTGTTGTGCATCCTGCTCCTGGCTTCAATGTGATTGCTACTGCAAACACTAAGGGTAAGGGCTCTGACGATGGTCGTTTCATCGGTACTAACGTTATGAACGAAGCGTTCCTTGAGCGTTTCTCTATCACGATGGAACAAGAATATCCGTCTGCTAAAGTCGAGTCGAAAATTCTCACAAATGTTCTGAGTGCTTCGGGGCTTGAAGCCAATGACTTTGTTGACAAGATGGTTACTTGGGCAGACGTTATTCGCAAGTCCTTCTATGAAGGTGCTTTGTCCGAGATTATCTCGACTCGTCGTCTCGTTCATATCTGCGAGGCTTATGCTATCTTTGGTCAGAATAAAGTGAAAGCAATCGAACTTTGTCTGAACCGCTTTGATGTGGATACTAAGAATGCCTTTATGGAATTGTATAAGAAAGTCGATGAGACGATTGACCCGGCTCCTGTGGCTGAACAGGCGACTCCCGACGTTACCGAAGAAGTAGCGTTTTGAAATGCTGGTGTCCCGGGAACTTGGTTGAGAAGCCCGTGACATAACAAGAACACCCGTGTATAATAAAATGGTGTTGGTGGTTATACACGGGTCCTTTCCTTTCACGACCACCAACACCGATAACTTTGAAATGGAGAATGTATAATGGCTACCCCACGTAAGACTCAGATCGAGAAGATTGAAAACGTCCTTCTAAAGTATAACACCGGCGCTGGTGTTACTGCTGATAGCATTGCACGTATGGCTCGTGTTCCACGTGAGACTGTTGGCAAGCGTGTTCATGATCTACGTGAATATTACAACATTTATACTAACTATCGCAACGTCAATGGTAAGCGCACCGCTTTCTATCGTCTTGCAGAAACATACTAATCTTATATAAAGTATGCTATATAAGCGTGGGGGCACAATCTGCCCCTGCGCTTTTCGTGTATGGAGAACAATATGGAAATTAAAATTTCAACAGATGATTTGAGAAAGAAGAAATTATTTGTTGCAACTCCCTGTTACGGTGGACAGTGTCTTGGTTTATATACCAAATCAATTCTAGACCTACAAGCCACTTGTATTCAATACGGCATTGAGTGCCGCTTTTCTTTCATCTTTAATGAATCGCTAATCACCCGAGCCCGAAACTATCTGGTTGACGAGTTTCTTCGCTCTGGCTGCACTCACCTACTTTTCATTGATGCTGATATTCAGTTCAATCCTCAGGACGTCCTTGCTCTACTAGCACTTGATCGTGATATCATTGGTGGTCCTTATCCTAAGAAGTCTATCAATTGGGGCAATGTGGCAACTGCTGTCAAGAAAAACACAGACAACCCAAATTTTGCTCCACATCAGTTAGACCAGATTACTGGTGATTATGTATTCAATCCAGTTCCAGGTACAACTACCTTTAAGGTAACTGAACCTGTAGAAGTTCTAGAGATTGGTACTGGCTATATGATGGTCAAGCGTGAAGTCTTTGATAAGTTTAAAGAAGCATATCCTGAATTTAACTATAAGCCAGATCATGTTGGTCAAGCCAACTTCGACGGCTCACGTTACATTCATGCATACTTTGATACGATCATTGATCCTGAATCTCATAGATATCTTTCAGAAGATTATATGTTCTGTCAGTGGTCACGCAAGATCGGTATCAAGATTTGGCTATGCCCATGGATGAAAACAACTCACGTTGGTACATATGGCTTCCAAGGTGATCTTCCCGCAGTCGCAGCAATGACAGGAAACTTGAGATAATGATTATAGGACTTGTTGGATTCATAGGATCCGGCAAAGGTACTGTCCGTGATATCCTTGTTAGAGAGCATGGGTATCACGGCTTTGCTTTCGCTGATGCTCTAAAGGATGCAGTTGCTACAATCTTTACGTGGCCACGTGGTCTTTTAGAAGGTGATAGTAATGCTTCACGAGCCTTTCGTGAGCGTGTAGACCCTTGGTGGTCTATGAAACTTGGATATGAGGTGACCCCTCGCCTCATTCTACAGAAGTTTGGTACAGAAGCGTGTCGTGAGGGTATTGCAGATAACATCTGGGTAGCCGCTCTTGAGAAACGTATTCACGGATATAATGATGTGGTTATATCTGACGTTCGTTTTCCTAACGAGATCAATTTTATCCGGAGTGTCGGCGGTACCATTATTCGTGTGAAACGAGGAGAAGATCCTATCTGGTACAATGACGCAATGTCTACCAATACAGTTGGGATCAATACAATGGATCAGTATAATGTCCATGAAAGTGAATGGGCATGGATTGGTCAAAGGGTTGATTATACCCTAGTGAATGACAGTACCTTAGAAAATTTGAAGGATAATGTGAAATTCACCTTGACACAACTGCCAAAAGATAATACAATATTTCATCATCAAGTGTGATAACAAGGAGTATATTATGAAACTATCGGATCAGACCCTAGCGGTACTAAAGAACTTTGCCTCGATCAATGGGGGTGTTGTTCTCCGTGAAGGTAAGAAGCAAAAGACTATTTCCCCAGAGAAGTCAATTCTTGTCGAGGCTACCCTTGACGATGATATGCCGGAGCAATTCGGTATCTATGACCTCAACCAGTTCCTAGGTATTGCCACCACTCTAAAGGATCCAGAACTAACATTCAAGAATGATAACGTGTCATTGAATGATGGTGAGTTTACCTTTACGTATCGTGCATGTTCACCTAATCTTATCATCACCCCTCCAGATAAGGAACTCGTTCTCAAGAATGTTAGTGTTACCTTCAATCTGACAAATGCTATTCTTACAAAGTTGCTAAAGATGGCATCGATGACCAGTCTACCACATCTTTCAGTTGTTGGTAAGAATGGTGATCTATTGCTACAGACCCATGAGCGTTCAAACGATACATCTAATCTAGGTTGGATCAAGATCGGTGATTATGCTGGTAAGGACTTCACAGCAACATTCAAGACAGACAATCTAAAACTTCTTCCTGATGACTATGATGTTGAACTACAGGTTGATGCCTTTGCTAAGTTCGTCAATAAGTCTGGTAATCTAAAGTATTGGATTGCACTGGAGACAAAGTAATGGATAAAATCATGGTTGGTTTGGTGTCTTTGTTGTTTGTTCTTATAGGAGCAGACATTTATAGCAAAGTATATCATTGGAACAAGTGTAAAGATGCTGGCGGTGTTTATGTAACAAACACAGTCTGTATTAATCCTTCAGCAGTTATCGAGGTGAACTAATGAGTATGATCGGACATAATCAACAGCAGCGTTCGGTGCAGGGTCTAACAGATGAAGATCGTAAGACTTTCCGTAAGGCTATCATGGAGATGAATGACTCCATGACCCGTGTTGGTGCAGAGCGTGAGTTACAGAAAGAGATTATCACCGAGACTTGTGATAAGTTAGGTGTTGATAAGAAACTCTTTAGACGTATGGCTCGTGCATACTTCAAGGCAAACTTCAATGACGAGGTTCAGCAGAACACTGACTTCGAGGAGTTTTATTCCACTGTTATTGAAAAGACGGCACCCTAATGGCTGCACTGATCATGGAAATCTTCGGGCTGCTAAATGCCGTAGCAGCCATATATTACTGGACTATGGATAAGACAGACATTTATAATTGGTTGTTTTACCTGCTAATGTCTGTTATAATGTATATCAATGCTAGTCGCTATGATAAGGAAAGTGAATGATCGAAGAATTTTTGTTTGTGGAAAAGTACCGTCCTCATACCATTGAGGACTGTATTTTGCCTGACCGCATTAAGAAAGCGTTTCAGGAGTATGTGAATAATGGAGAGATCCCAAATCTCCTTCTATCGGGTCCAGCAGGCTGTGGCAAAACCACAGCCGCTATGGCCATGTGTGATGAAATCGGTTGTAACTATCTTTTCATTAATAGTTCTGAGGAAAGAGGCATCGATGTTCTTAGAACAAAGGTTGTGGGTTATGCGTCAACTGTATCGCTAACTGGTGGACGTAAGGTTATCATTCTAGACGAGGCCGACGGTCTCACACCAGATACGCAAGATGCCCTTCGTGGAGTTATTGAAAAGTTTTCTGCTAACTGTTCTTTCATCTTCACATGTAACTTCAAGGCAAAGATCAAGGACGCAATTCATTCTAGATGTTCCGTCGTTGACTTTACCTTGAAGAATAACGAGAAGCCTACTATGGCTTCCAAGATGTATAAGCGTCTTGAGCAAATTCTGACAAAAGAGAGTATTGAATATGACAAAACTGTCCTTGCCAAAGTTGTTGAAAAGTATTTCCCAGACTATCGAAGAACTCTTAACGAGTTACAACGGTATTCTGTTTCTGGAAGCATTGACGCTGGTATTGTTCCTCAACTTGATAGTGTTCGAAGCCTTAATGAACTGATCAAGTCACTAAAGGAAAAAGACTTTACTGCTATGCGTAAGTGGGTTGTTGTCAACTCTGACATTGATCCATCACGTATCTATCGTTCGATCTATGATGGGTTGGCTGAGTATCTAAAACCAGAGAGCATCCCTGGGGCTGTTGTTACTATGGCTAAGTATCAATATCAGTCTGCGTTTGTTGCTGATCAAGAATTGAACCTTGTAGCATGTCTAACTGAAATCATGGTAGAGTGTGAAGTCAAGTGAGCGATCTATTCAAAGATATCATCCCATCGATTCTCCAGAATAAGAAACATGTTCTGGAGAATCCTAAAGACTATTCTGCTTTCGTAGTGAACCGGGCTCTCTCGTTTCACTACGATTGTGCATTACAAGCAAATGAAATGAATAGGTTTCCAAGTTTGCCGGCTGATATGCAATACCACTATTTGCTAAATACCATACGTGGATATAAACGTCCATTTAGACCATGGCAGAAACGTGAGACCATCGATGATCTAGAAGCCATTAAAGAGTATTACAACTACTCAAACGAAAGGGCTAAAGAGGTTATGGTTTTACTGAATGCCGACCAAATAGAAGAAATAAGAAAACGTATTCATAAAGGTGGCACAAATGACAGTAAACCTAGACGAGTTCGTGGAAGTTAAACTCCCCGACCCTCAGGCCTTTTTAAAGGTTAAAGAGACATTGACACGTATAGGTGTAGCGTCTAAGAAAGACAAAACCCTGTATCAGTCATGTCATATACTACACAAGCAAGGTCATTATTACCTCGTGCATTTCAAAGAAATGTTCATGCTTGACGGTAAGTCTACAGATTTTTCAGATGAAGATAAAGGTCGCCGTAACACGATTGCAAATCTTTTAGCAGAGTGGGGACTAGTTACATTGGTTGAACCAGCCAAGAGTGCTGATCCTCTTACACCTCTGAATAGAATTAAGATCATTTCATATAGCGAAAAGCCAGAGTGGAACCTTGTTCAAAAGTATTCTCTCGGCAAAAAGAAGTTTACAGAATCAGAATAAGAAAGTGAGTTTGTTATGGAAACATTGAAAGTCTTTAGAACACATCCTAACGTCAAAATGCCAGCACATCAAACTGCCCATGCAGCATGTTTCGATCTAGCATTTCAGGGTGTAGGCAAAAGAGAGATTAAAGGATATTCTAGTAAGAACAAACCAGTCACCAGAATCTATACATCTGGTGCTTTGACTATTAGTCCTGGTGATAGAATACTTGTACCTACTGGAATGATTCTAGAGATTCCTGACGGATACTCGGTTCGTGTTCACGCTCGTTCTGGTATGTCACTAAAGCAGGGTTTGGTTCTTGCTAATGCTGAAGGTGTTATCGATGCTGATTACACCGATGAATTGTTTGTATTGCTACATAACATTTCAGAGAACTCTATCACTATCAATGAGGGTGATAGAATTGCACAAGCAGAACTAGTTAAGAATATTGAATATGTAATTGAACAAACACCCGTTCGTCCTATAACAAAGGCTAATAGAATAGGTGGATTCGGTTCTACAGGAGTGTCAACCATTGCACAGGTTAGCAACAAGCATGATATGGTTGTCATAAATATTCCTGATACATTAAAGAAAACTGAGCAGCCTCCTGTAAAGAGAGGTAGAGGGAGACCAAGAAAGAATGCCACCAGTTCATCTTGACCAGATGCTAAGATATTGCGGTGCTTTGACTCAAGTAACGGGTCAAAGCACTGTTTTTATGAACGGGGTACTTGCCGCTGTTGAGGGTGATATCGATAACCATCCCACTGGAGTTCCAGGTGGATTAAATATGGCAACGGGACTTGGTGCATTAAGTCAACTAACTGGCCTTAATATTAATGCATTAGGAGGATTGAGCAATCTCTCTGGATTGAGTGGTTTAAGCGGCTTAACGGGTATGACAGGCCTCACTTCAATGCTAGGAGGCCTTGGAATTAGTATACCAAATCTATCTTCATCATTATCATCAATCGGATCTTTATCAGGATCTGGAATTAATATAAACAGCTTAGACAATATTGGTTCTATTGCTTCATCGATAGGATCTGTGACTGGTATATCTATTGGAGGGGGTGGTGATTTATCTCAGTTAAACAACATTGCAAGTTCTATCACATCTGGTGGTCTGAGTAACTTGGGTAGTTTATCTGGATTATCTGGTATTGCAGGAATAGGAAGTTTAGGAAATTATTTGGGACTTGCCCAAGGAGTTCTGGACGCCGGCGGCAATATGCAAAATATGGCAAATGCCTTGATGTCTGCGGCCGGTGCATCTGGTGGGCCGGGTGCGTTGATATCTCGTTATGGTGATGGAAGTATATACATAAATGGTTTAAAAATGATTGTTGCTATGGGAGACACTTCTGCACCCGATATACTAAATGGTATATTACATCCATTTTGCCCAACAGACCCAGCACAAGGTTCGCAGAGCGTATTTGCTTATGGTGGACGAGCAGGTGGTGGTCTAGGAAACATTCTTGGTGGTAATCTAAATATAGGTGAACTTGTTTCCATAGGTGGACAAGTAGTGGGTCAAGTTAAGAACTTTATTAATATTGGCAATGGTCAAGCATCAGCAGTTATTCAAAACATGGGTTCACAAACTCCTCAAGCAGGACAAACCCTAGTCGGACAAGATTCTGGAAACAGTTTAACTCTCACTAATTTTGAAAGAAGCAATGCTTATGACTATGCAAATACTTCTGTGGACTATACAGAGGTTATGATTGTAGCCGTTACAGATGATGCAGGCGTGATTGCGGTTGATCAACATTTCACTGGCAAACCTAGCCAGGACTACAACTCGAATTACGTGGTAACAACTGAATGACAGTAAGAATAGACAATCTAACCAGAATCTGGGCTAACTCAAATACAGACCTTGTCGGTCTAGGAATGAATATCACGTCCACTGGACATGGTGCTAACTCTAAGGTTGTAAATTTTAGAATAAACGGTAACACAATCTTCAGTGTTGATACTAGTGGGTATGTGTTCTATGGTGGTGGCGCTGTTTCAAACTCAACTGTCACTGGTTCTGTTGTTGCTAACTCAGTTGTTTCTAATTCTGGTATCTTCAGTTCTCTTTCAGTAGGTAATACAGACTTCCAACAACTACTAGATGCTATCTATAATGCAAATAGTAATACCTATTCTGCTGCTGCACAGATTTTGGCTCTGTCAGATTATATGAATCTGAAATTCAGTAATGTCACTGTATCACAATCAAACGCACTCAATACCGCTTACTACTATTCCAATAATGTGTTTGTCTATTCCAATTCAGCAATATCAAACCTTAAAATTGATACCAGCACTTCTTTAAATCTATATTACAGCAGACTAAACGCAACTTTTGATATCTTAAACTTATCATATCAGGCTGCCAATATAGGTATCTCTGAATCATACTTCTTGGCCAATACGGCATATAACTCTATCAATAACTTTACCACTATCATCAATACTCAGGTGGCAGACATCTATGGTATTACAAATAATTCCACTCTTGTATTGAATCAAGGCCTTAATCAGATACGTGGTTTGACAAACTCGATCTATAAGGAAACCAATAACGCTATCAACATTGCCAACTATTCTGTCAATACAGTATTGGGTCAGGTCAATTCACTATATGGTATTGTCAATTCTTCATATCAATATGTTAACAACTCTATATCAACTGTAACAGTTCTAGTAGATAACATTTATGGTATTACCAATACATCAACAAACACGGTATACAACCAAGTAAACCAGATTTCTGGGCAAGTCAATACGATCAGTAGCATTACTACAAATGCTATAACTCAAATCAATGCTGCAACTAACAATGCCATAAACACAACAAATAAGATTTATGGTGTTGTTAACAATTCAATTGATGTTTTCGCACAAAACTATAACAATGCATATGCTCAAATTGTTAGCATCTATGATACAACGAATACCGCTGTTTCTACAATCTACAATGCAACACTGGCCGCATCTGACTCCGCTAATCAGAAGATTGCAAGTGCTGTAAGTGCATCTAATGATGTTTTGACTTTAGCAAAAACTATATTCACATATGCAAACGGTGTAAGTAACACTGTTGGAAACAACTATACCTATTTCTTAAGTGAAACATCAAAGTTAACAAATGCTAATATTGCTTTAGCAGCAAGAATTGATTCGCTGTCATCATACTCTAATGCAAATGCAAAAGATATTTCCGCAAACATTTCGACACTTGCCGCAACATATGTATCAAGTAACATTGCTGTAACATCAAGACTTGATAGTTTAAGTTCAAACTTCTTATCAAATGTTTCTAAACTGACTGCCAATATAACAACATTAGAAACAACACTTACAACATCTAATAACGCATCAGCATTACGTATTACTAATCTAGATGCTGCTATGACTAGCAACCAGCAGAACTTGGCAGCCAACGTTAGCACCTTGGCTGGAGCATTTGTAAGCAATAGCAGTTCATTGGCTACATCTATTAGTACCCTTAATGCAACAATGGTTAGTAACCAACAGTCATTGGCAGCCAACGTTAGCACCTTGGCAACTGCTTTCGTTACCAATGCTAGTTCATTAGCAACATCTATCAGCACATTAAATGCTGCTACATCTAGTAATCAACAGAATTTGGCTGCTAACGTTAGCACCTTGGCTGCTGCTTTTGTCACTAATACTACTTCATTGGCTACCAGTATAAGTACCTTAAATGCCGGTCTAACCACTAACCAACAATCATTGTTTGCTAATGTTAGCACATTGGCTGGAGCATTTGTCACCAATACAAGTTTGTTGGCAACATCTATTAGTTCCTTAAATGCCACGTTAACAGGTAATGATAAAAACTTGGCTGCTAATGTCAGTACCTTGGCTGCTGCCTTCGTTACCAATAGCACTTCACTTGCTACCAGCATTAGCACCTTAAATGCTAACATGACCAGTAACCAGCAGAACTTGGCTGCTAATGTCAGTACCTTGGCTGCTGCCTTCGTTACCAATAGCACTTCTATGGCTACTAGCATTAGTACCCTTAATGCTTCTATGACCAGCAACCAGCAGAACATATCCGCTAATGTTAACACTTTGGCTGCTGCTTTCGTAAGTAATACTACTTCATTAGCAACATCTATCAGTACCTTAAATGCCGGTCTATCGACCAACCAGCAGTCATTGTTTGCTAATGTCAATACCTTGGCTGGAGCATTTGTAAGCAATAGCAGTTCATTAGCAACATCTATCGGCAATCTAAATGCTGCCATGACTAGCAACCAACAGAACTTGGCTGCTAACGTCAGTACCCTGGCTGCTGCTTTCGTAACAAACGCTAGTTCACTTGCTACCAGTATCAGCACATTAAATGCCACGTTAACAGGTAATGATAAAAACTTGGCTGCTAATGTCAGTACCTTGGCTGCTGCCTTCGTTACCAATACTACTTCATTGGCTACCAGTATCAGCACATTAAATGCTAACATGACTGGTAACCAGCAGAACTTGTCCGCTAATGTTAATACACTTGCCGCTGCTTTTGTTGCAAACGGTAGTTCATTAGCAACATCTATCAGCACATTAAATGCTGCTATGACCAGCAACCAACGAGACCTGTCTGCCAATGTCAATACCTTGGCTGGAGCATTTGTAAGTAACACCACTTCGTTGGCAACATCTATAAGTACCTTAAATGCCGGTCTGACCACTAACCAACAGTCATTGTTTGCTAATGTTAGTACCCTGGCTGCTGCTTTCGTTACTAATACCACTTCATTGGCTACCAGCATTAGCAATTTAAATGCTGGTATGACCGGCAACCAGCAGAACTTATCTGCCAATGTCAATACTTTGGCTGCCGCTTTTGTTACCAATACCTCCTCTATGGCTACTAGTATTGGTAATCTAAGTGCTGCTGTGACCAGCAACCAGCGAGACTTGGCTGCCAATGTTAATACTCTAGCTGCTGCCTTCGTAAGCAATAGTACCTCTATCGCTACCACTATTAGCAATTTAAATGCTGCCATGACCAGCAACCAGCGAGACTTGGCTGCTAATGTCAGTACCTTGGCTGGAGCATTTGTCACCAATACTACTTCATTGGCAACATCTATCAGTACCTTAAATGCCACGTTAACTGGTAATGATAAAAACTTGGCTGCTAACGTTAGCACCTTGGCCGCTGCCTTTGTTAGCAATACTACTTCATTGGCTACCAGCATTAGTAATTTAAATGCTGCTATGACCAGTAACCAACAAAACTTATCTGCTAATGTTAATACTTTGGCTGCTGCCTTTGTTAGCAACAGCACTTCGTTGGCAACATCCATCAGCAATCTAAATGCTGCCATGACTAGCAACCAGCAGAACTTGTCTGCCAATGTCAATACACTGGCCGCTGCCTTTGTTAGCAATACTACTGCGCTTGCTACCAGCATTAGCACTTTAAATGCCGGTCTATCGACCAATCAGCAGTCATTGTTTGCTAACGTCAGTACCTTGGCTGGTGCATTTGTCACCAACACAAGTTCGTTGGCAACAAGTATTGGTAATCTTACCGCTGCCGTCTCAAGTAACCAACAGAACTTGGCTGCTAACGTCAGTACCCTGGCTGCTGCCTTCGTTACCAATAGCACTTCTATGGCTACTAGCATTAGTACCCTTAATGCAACAATGGTTAGTAACCAACAGTCATTGTCATCTAACATTAATACCTTGGCTGCTAGTTATGTTAGCAATACCAGTGCATTATCAACTAAACTGGACGTTATGACATCAACGTTCAATAATTCATACGCAAATACAAGAACGTTTACAGCAGTATCTAAAGGCTTCCAGGCCACTATTACAGGAACTCCTGGGCTATACGTTGATTCACCAACAACAAGTGTGAATACTGCAACACGTAGTTATAACGTATGGACGGTTGAACGTTCCAATAACTCCATTGTTGGATTCTTTGCATTTGACGTTTATGGTTCTGCCATGCAAACATCAAACATGGCAACGTATTTGAACAACATTGACAGCAGCAAAGTTGTTATCATTGTTACAGTTGATGAACCAAAAACCAATAGATTGACTAATGGTCTAGATACTGCAATGTATCGTTGTGGTGCATCAAGATCCGTTTATGGTAGTGCAGACTTTAAGAGTAGATCAGCATACATTCTTGTTGGTATTCCTGGTCTTGGTGAAGGTACTGGTGTCGAAAGATATTCAGGAACAATAGATAATGATCCTAATGCTTATACCCTATTCTCATTCTCCATGAGAAATGGTTATCCTATTGGATTGAGTGGTCTTTCATTATCATCTGCTGGTCTTTCAACACTATCGTCAACCTTTACAACTGCTAATGATGCTCTGTCTCTGAGAATAACCAATCTAAATTCTGCAATGGTTAGTAACCAGCAGAATTTATCTGCCAATGTCAATACTTTGGCAGCAGCCTTTGTTACAAACGGTAGTTCACTTGCTACCAGTATCAGCACCTTAAATGCTGCCATGACCAGTAACCAGCAAGAACTATCCGCTAACGTTAATACTTTGGCGGGTGCCTTCGTTACTAATACTACATCATTATCAACATATGTTAGCACATTAAATGCCACGCAAATCGGTAATAATAAAAACTTAGCTGCTAATGTTAGCACACTAGCCTCAGCATTTGTTAGCAATAGCAGTTCATTGGCAACAACCATTACTAATCTAAATGCTGCTATGACCAGCAACCAACGAGACCTGTCCGCTAATGTCAACACTTTGGCTGGAGCATTTGTAAGCAATAGCACTTCTATGGCTACCACCATTACCAATCTAAATGCTGCCATGACGAGCAACCAACGAGACTTGGCTGCCAATGTTAACACCTTGGCTGGAGCATTTGTTAGCAATACAAGTTCGTTGGCAACAACCATTACCAATCTAAGTGCTGCTGTGACCAGCAACCAACGAGACCTGTCCGCTAATGTCAATACACTAGCCTCAGCATTTGTCACCAATACAAGTTCGTTGGCAACAACCATTACCAATCTAAGTGCTGCCATGACGAGCAACCAACGAGACTTGTCTGCCAATGTTAACACCTTGGCTGGAGCATTTGTTGGTAATAGCACTTCTATGGCAACAACCATTACTAATCTAAATGCTGCTATGACCAGCAACCAACGAGACTTGGCTGCCAATGTTAACACCTTGGCTGGAGCATTTGTTAGCAATACAAGTTCGTTGGCAACAACCATTACTAATCTAAGTGCTGCCATGACGAGCAACCAACGAGACATGTCCGCTAATGTTAACACCTTGGCCGCTGCCTTTGTTACCAATACTACTTCATTGGCTACGAGCATTAGTACCCTTAATTCTACGATGGTTACCAACCAGCAGCAATTGGCAGCCAATCTCAGCACTTTGGCTTCGTCTTACACAACCAGCAATAGTGCGACAGCGGTAAAGTTTGATACACTATCCGCATCGTTTAGTTCTAAACTTACTAAAAAGACATTCAGACAAGCAACTCAGCCTTCTTATACTGATATGTTCCCAGCAGGTATTCAATCATGCCCAGTCGGTAATTTGGATACTGGTAACCCATTTGGTAATGGTCTATCAGTATATACCAATACAGTATTAACACAATACACAGGTATTGATCTAGCACCTGGTACTTGGACAGTCAAAGACGGACACACAGCATACACATATGTAAGTGGTGTAATGCCTGATATTACTGTAGGTCCTTACTACTTTGAAATCAATCAATTCGGTCCACCTTATAGTGTTACCGCTGGATCTAATTATGAGTTTTCTGTATATACTGGTGCACATAGATGTCGTGTTTATGTTATCATAGCATTTTATGATGTCAATGGTAACAATGTTGGAGAAGCCTGGAGCACAGGCACAGGTATGTCATACCTATCTGGAAATGGATTCAATGATGCTGCATTTAACGGTGGTGTTTCACTATCTGGATATAAACGACTATATGTAACAGGTACTGCTCCTGCAAGTGCAACAAAAGCTATATGCTTTGTTAGAGGTGACAACGGTGGTGTCAATACAGCACCTAGCAGTCCATATATCTTCATAACTAGACCATACTTCGGTATGATGACAAATGGACAGACAGGCATCACTGATTGGATGCCATATGACTCACCAGGATGGTATGATACTAGTAATGGTAATAAATTCTATATCTGGAGTGGTATCAATGGTGTTGGTTGGGTTGCTTCTGATGACACAAGAATTGCTAACACACAGGCAAATGTTTCACAACTAGTAACGGCATTTGCAACCAGTTCAAGCGCACTATCTCAAAGCGTCACCGTTCTCAATGCATCTATGGCTGCAAATTCAGCAAATATTTCTCAATTGGTAACAGCATTTGTATCCAACACAACTTCATTGTCCCAGAGTATTACTACTCTTAACTCACAGATGGGATCAAATTCTGCTACAATCTCACAAGTGTTCAGCACAGCAAATGGTCTTAGCACACAGTGGGCAATTCAAGCAAATGTCGGCTCTAATCCTGCCTCAATTACATTTACTGGTGTCAAGAAGGCCGACGGTACGGGTGATCTATATAACCTAGACATTCTATCTAATGTTAATATCTTCGGTAATCTACTCGTTTCTGGATCAGTTGACAATGCCCAACTCGCAAACTACTCAGTCACTAGATCAGCTTTTGGACAAGGTATGTATGATACCGGTGATGTTTCTCTGCTCATTAGAAAAGATTCCCGTGTGCTGGTAATGGTTAACTTGCCAATCACGGGTAATACTTCGGCCGGTACTGGCGGCTTACCATCGCCATATTATAATAACTATCTAGAATTATATATTGATAATACAAGAGTGTATAAACAGGGTATTAGAGTGATGTATTGGTATAATGCTGCTGTCGGCTGGCTCTCGGGTCATACACCAACTACACTACATTATTTATATTCTAAGACATATGGTGGTAGAATCGACGTAGGTGGAGGAACTATTACTGCTGGTCCGGGGCTTGGTGAATACTATACATATACATATTGTTGGCAAGTCTTGCAATGGTTCTATGTTTTCTTTTATACAACTGTATGCTCTACTGTTGATTACAAGGTCTTAAACGTCGCAGACGGCAAGGCTGATACACCTTGGGTAGCACCTTTAAGATCAAACAGTTATCCAAATGTTACATTCACCCTATCCGGTACATTATCTACAATAGGTAGTGTCAAGATATATGCATCCACAGGTGGTGCTACAGGTTATGTGACTGGTAATTCTGCCAACTCTATTGAAATACATGGTTCAACCAATGGCACAACATTTACTCCTATTGCATATGGTGAAAACCTGGACTATGGTGCCGGCGGAACGGGATCATCTAATACACTAACCATAAACGCAGGATCAACACAATATAAAGCGTTTAGATTAGTGGTAAAGTCGACCAAGAATGTAACACCTAGCCTGGCCAATACATATCTCAATTTGCCTCAGATTGAGTTCTATGAGGCTGGAGCAACAGCATATGGTGATCAACCAAGATATGTTACATTCAGAGCAAACGCTAATCTAAGTTCAACATCAACTATAGTTGATCCAATTAATATATATGTATTAGAGTTATCGAAGTAAGGAGACTATAATGAATTTTATTAAGTATGATGCTAATACAGGTGCTATCATAGCGTCAGGTGATATGCCAGAAGATAGCATTGATCATCTTAATACTCTCGGTCAGAACCTGATGAAAACCTATGATACTTCATATAATGTGAAGGAATATAAGGTTGACTTAGATACAATGACTGTTATACCAGTGGATATATCAGGTGTTACTGAACCACCATTCTTGGCTTTGAAAAACACTATCAAGATGGAATTGCAAAGAACCGACTATACACAAGCGGTGGATGCCGGTGATCATCTAACAACGGAAATGATAACTGCTTATAGACAGTATAGAGTGATATTGAGATCCGCATTAGATCAACCAGATTTCAATTCCATGGTTCTAGCACTTCCTACATTAGATCCAACCGGATATGATGCGTTTGCTATGTTTAGGACTCAGTTAATTCCACCTCCACCAGACGGTAATGCCAATATTACCTCAGGAATCGTGACATCCTGATAAAAAGTTCTTGACAAATATGTGACAATCACTATATAATGTTACATCGATAGCCGAAAGGTATCGGTTTTTAATCTCGCTTAATAGGAGAACTACAATGACAAACTACAAATGGAACACAGAAAACTTCGGTATTCCTGAATCACTAGCCCGTAATCTTATCGGATTTGATACCGTTCTAGAAAACTTCCGTCGTGCTAATGAGCAACTGGCGAAAGCATCTAACTATCCTCCTTATAATATCAAAAAGATTGATGATGAACATTTCGTGATTGAAATGGCTGTTGCTGGCTTCGGCAAGTCCAATCTTGATATTGAGTTGAAGGATGGTGAACTAACCATCACAGGTTCACATGATGCTGACGATAATGATTATATCTATCAGGGCATTGCTAATCGTGCTTTTACTCGCAAGTTCACTCTTGCTGACACTGTTGTTGTAAAAAATGCGGAGTTAGTCAATGGTCTACTTAAAGTCGCTCTTGAACGTTATGTACCCGAGGAGAAGAAAGCGAAGAAAATCGACATCATGGATCCGTTCGGTGTTCAGGAAACGACTAAGACACTATTGACCGAAGGTGCTAAGGCATGGACAGATACAATGTCTACCATGATGGGCACTAACACCAAAACAAAGACTAAATAAGTTTGATATGGACGGGGCCTCTGCCGAAAGGTACGCCTCGTCCTTCTTTATGAGGTATGTTATGAAACTCGTGATTGAAAAACCCGTTACTGTTATTACACCTTCTGTTGGTTCACCTAAACTCTGGGACGCTATTGAAAGCGTTAAAGCACAAACTTATCCTTGTAAGCATCTTATTGTCCTTGATGGTCCTGATGTTAAAGCAGATAGACTTCCTTGGCCTCATGATGGTTATGAGAACTGTCATATCGTAAAGACACCAGAGAACACAGGTGCTAATGGATTCAATGGACAACGTATCTATGCTGCATACCCTCACCTAGTCAATTCAGATTACATTGCTTTCCTTGACGAAGATAACTGGTTCGAACCTAACCATATTGAAACATTAGTTAACACAATTGAACGCAAGAACCTAGACTTTGCATACTCACTTCGCAAAATCTTCTCTCCTACTAAGAAGTATGAATGTAATGATGAATGTGAAAGCCTAGGTAAGTGGCCAATCTTTTTGTCACGTGGCTCACAGTATGGTAATCAGTATCTAATCGATACATCCGCATATCTGTTCAAGAGAGCGTTCATCCAGAAAACGTGTCATCTATGGCATTCTGGTGCATGGGGTGAAGATCGTCGTTACTACTATGCGGTTAAGGACCAAGCTAAGTATGATACGAATGGTGATTATACACTGTGTTATCGTCTAGATGGTAACCCTAAATCAGTATCTAGAGAATTTTTTATCGAAGGTAATAAAACACAAGAAGCATATTATGGAGGAAACTTTCCATGGCGAAAGACTTAATTATAGGTGGAGCAAGTGGCTACGATTGGGACAAAGTTAAGTATTGGGTTAACTCAATCAAAGCAACTGGTTTCAAAGGTGACATTGTTCTAGTTGCTACAAACATTACAGTTGAGACACTACAGAAACTAGCAGAGAACGGTGTCAAGGTTCATGGGTATGGTCGTAAGACCGACACAGGCTTTGTCAATGATACAAAGAACGCACCACACGTTGAACGTTTTATTTACATCTGGGATTACTTGCAAAAGAATCCTGACTATCGTTTTGTTACTGTTACTGATACTCGTGATGTTATCTTTCAGAATGATCCTTCACCCTTTCTAGAAAAGCATCTATTCGGTAGAACACTCATTGCATCCTCAGAAGGCTTACTGTATAAGGACGAGCCATGGGGCAAACAGAATATGCGAGAGACGTTTGGTGACTATCTATACGAGACGTTCAAAGAATATCTAATCTGTAACGTGGGTGTCATATCTGGTTACCACGAAGATGTTAGAGACTTTATGTTGCTGCTATTTCAGCAGTCAATCAATCGTCCTATTCCTATTGTTGATCAGGCAGTCTTTAACTTTCTTATCAACCAGTGTCCCTTTAAGGACGAGGTGCTAGTAGCAAAGAATAGTCTAGCGTGGGCATCACAACTAGGTGTGACTAAGCAAGCAATCGAAGCAGGCGCCGGTGATATCGGGTTATCTGTTAGACAGAACCCCGCTTTACTTGATGAATATATAAAGTTATATCAGGACGAACAGCCTATCATAGATGGTGCTACAGTCAGAACAGAACATAATGAATTTTGCATTGTTCATCAGTGGGATCGAATCCCATCATTGAAAACAGAGATTGAGAAAAAGTATGGATGATATTGAACATTATGATGGTATATTCTTTATTAGCAGTTGCTTACAGACAAAAGTAAAGAATAAGTATCCCACCGAAGAACGTTTTGCCCACACATTACAAACAATAGAATCAATCGATAAGTATTGTCCTAGAAATCTAAAGATCATGCATGACTCGTCGGTTGAACTACCAGATATGGCATACTTTGACCTTTTAGGACAGAAGAAGGTTACTATTGTCCACACAGGTGGTAATCCTAATATAAAAGCATTGACAGATGCACAGATGACAAGTGCGGCTGAATTGCTATCAACAATCATTATGATGAACTGGTTCAATGAAAATGTTCGAAAACACATTACCGCTCTACGTGCATACAAGATATCTGGTAGATATAGTTTAAATGATGAATTTATCTTACGTGATGAACGTTTCGATGATGCCTTTGTCCACAATATGTCGGTTGATTCATATATGCCAGAAGAAAGACGGGTGCAAACCGGGGCACATAAGGCATATGGAACTCGCTTAGTTCATTGGGATTACAATCTAATGGATGCATATAATGATGCTCTACCCAAGATGTTTCGGGACTGTGTTGAATTGGGTATTGATGCTGAACACGCTTATTGGAAACATCTACATACTTATAAGAACGTCGATCTACCAAAGATCGGCATTGAAGGATGGATTGCCCCTCTCGGCATTTTTGAAAAGGATTAATATAATATGAGACTACTGAAACTTGGATTCACCGATACCATTCCTAGCATTGCTAACTACTTTGTCGAAGCATTGAAAACTCGGTATGATATTCATATTGATAACGAACAACCCGACTATCTTTTCTTCGGGGATAGGAACTTTGGTAATAACAATACCACTTTCAATGATAAGAACTGTCTAAAGATTTTTTTCACCGGTGAGAATGAACGTCCTTGGGATTATCATTGCCACTATGCCATTACATTCGATCATATCGAAGATGAACGATGCTTTAGACTCCCAATCTATGTTCTATACAATTACGATCATAAATTGATTGAGAACCGTAATCGATCTCTTGCAGACTTGACAGAAGAAAAGAAGTTTGCTTCCTTCCTTGTAAACAATCCTCGTTGTGAAAAACGTAACGCTTTCTATCAGCGTTGCTTAAACTATAAGGAATCTGGCTCTGCTGGTAAGTATCTTAATAACATTGGTGGTCCTCTTGGTGGTACTCCAGTCGATAAGGTAAACTTTATGAATGGATATAAGTTCAACATTACTTTTGAGAACTCTAGTTATCCAGGGTATGCAACAGAGAAGTTGATGGAAGCCTTGTGTGCTAAGACAATTCCCTTGTATTGGGGCAGCCCTACTGCTGCTATTGATTTTAACCGCAAAGCATTCCTTAACTGGCATGACTTTCAAGATGACAATGCTTTCTGGGAAGCGGTTGTTGAACTAGATAACAACCCTAAGTTGTATGAAGAAATGTATATGCAACCAGT